TCCGTTTATACGCTACAACAGCAGCAGTATGGCATTGTGAAGCATTCCTACACGGGGATGGTACTTTAGCAACTCCATTCGAGTAAGGGAGTAATTTATGGCTGATGCAGTAACATCACAAACCATAGAAGACGGTGGCAAAAACTTAATAATGAAGTTTACCAACATTAGTGACGGCTCTGGAGAAAGTGCTGTCGCTAAAGTTGATGTATCTGGATTAAATACTAATCCAAGTACAGGAGCAGCTTGCAGCCGTATATCAATACAACGTATTTGGTTCAGTAACATAGGTATGGGATTTAAATTATATTGGAACGCAAGTACCAATGTAATTGTCTGTGAAGCACCTAAAGATTGGTCAGATACTTGGGATTTTTCTATGGGAAATGAAGGAAAATCAGGAATTCCAAATAACGCTGGAAGTGGAGTCAATGGAGATTTACTGTTAACTACAGTAGCTCATACAGATGGCGATACTTACAGTATGATGATTTGGGCACACAAACACTATTAAACGGAGAATATTATGCCACAAGGTAAAGGAACCTATGGTTCTAAAAAAGGCAGACCGCCAAAAAAAATGAGAAGGGGAGGCAGGTCAGATATGTCTACAGGGGTTAGTAGATCACATATAACACCAGCTCAAAAAAAAGCTTATCATGGTTCACCAGTAGGGGTTCCATATTGGGAACCAAAACCGACTAAAGATTATAAAGAAGGTGGTAAAGTACCAAAAAAAATGGCAACAGGAAAAAGAATATCACCAACACTTCCAATAAAACCAGTTAGTCCGTGGGGTCCGGGTGGTTGTCCTAGACCAGAAGAAGAAATTTTATTATCAAATAATAAATGGATTCAAGCTGGGGATTTACAAATAGGTGATCAAGTTGTCACCTCAAAAGAAATCCAAACGGTTACTAGGGTTGACCGACTAGAAGAACAAGAAAGATGTGAAGTCTTTTTTGAAGGAATAGAAGGAGAAGAAAGTAACAGTATTGTTACTTCTTACAGCCACCCTTATTATGTAGAAGGGAAAGGGTTTACTGAAGTTTCTGATTTAAAAATTGGTGACATAATAGGTTCTTTAATTGTTAAAGCTAAAAAAGCTTTTGATTTAGGACCAGTTATTAGTTTGTCAGTTGATATAGCAGAAACGTACATGTTAAGAGCAGGTACAGAAAATAACCCAATGCCTGCGTTATCACATAATAAAACTATTAGAAGACCACCCCCAAAGCAACCACCTATGCCTCAAGAGTCTAGGGTGAGAAAAAGACCGGGAATGAAGGCAGGTAGTAAAGTACCAATGTATCAAGACTTGGTTAAAAAGAAATATGGCGGAAAGGTGTAAATGGCTACAAGTGAGTCAGCTACATTTAACCCAGATTTTACAGAACTAGCAGAAGAAGCCTTTGATATGGCTGGAGTAGAGATGCGTTCTGGGTATCATTTAAGGAGTGCAAGACGCTCCTTAAATACCATGTTTCTTGAATGGGCAAATCGTGGTATTAACTTATGGACAGTTGAAAGTGGAACACAAACGCTTACTGCTGGAACAGGTAGTTATACTATGCCAGCCGATACTATTGATTTAATTGAATACTTTATTAGAACAGATTCTGGTAATACAAGCACACAAAGCGATTCACGTTTGAATCGTATTTCTGTGTCTACTTATGCAGCAATTCCCAATAAATTATCTCAAGGCTTGCCTATTCAAATATACATAGACAGACAACAAGCAGCTCCAGTTGTGCATTTATACCCTGTTCCAGATAGTGCGGAAACTTACACATTGTTTTATTACAGGATTGCTAGAATCGAAGACGTAGGTGCTCCAGCATCTAACACTTTAGATTTACCAGCAAGATTTTTGCCGTGTGCTACTGCTGGTTTAGCTTATTACTTATCAATTAAACACGCAGAACAACCTGAAAGAGTTATGGCATTAAAATCATTGTATGAAGAACAATGGAGATTTGCAGCAGAAGAAGATAGAGAAAAATCATCTGTTCGTTTTGTTCCTTTTATTGGGCAAAACTAATGAGTAATTTTGCTTCAGGCAAAAAAGCTATAGCGTATTGTGATCGTTGTAGTTTTGAATATTCTTATAATGAATTAAAATTTGAGATATATGATCAAAAACGAACTGGATATAGAGTTTGCAATGAATGTCTGGATGTTGATCAACCGCAATTACAATTAGGAAAGTATGCTAAAGATGACCCTCAAGCATTACGGAATCCCAGACCAGATAAAGGTTTAGCAGCAAGTAGAAGACTTTCAGCATTTAATCCAATAGGAGGAGGAATAACTGAATTTGGTTCTTCTACAGTTGGTTTAGATATGTTTGGAAAAATAGGAAATTTAACAGTAACAACGAGTTAATTATGACTTATTCAGAATTAAAAACAGCTATACAAGATTATTTACAAAATTCAGAAACAACTTTTGTAACTGATTTACCTACAATAATTAAACAAGCTGAAGAAAGAATATTAAAATTAGTGCGTTTACCTGTATTTAGAAAAAATGTACAAGGCAATTTAACGGATGGCAATCAATATCTTTCAACTCCATCTGATTTTATGGACACTTTTTCTTTAGCAACTATAAGTTCAAATACTTACAATTACTTAATAAGATCAGATGTAAGTTTTATAAGAGAAGCTTATCCTACAAGCACAACAAAAGGAGAGCCTAAACATTATGCTCTTTTTGACAACAGCACTTATATTATTGGACCGACTCCAAACGCTGATTTTAACGTTGAATTGCATTATTTTTACCGTCCTACTTCTATAACAGCAGGATCAGATAGCAGTACAACTTGGTTGTCTACCAATGCTATTAATGTTTTATTATATGGGTGTTTATTAGAAGGCTATACTTACATGAAGGGAGATGCCGATCTAATGAATCTTTATAAAACAAGATACGATGAAGCTTTGGCAAGATTAAAGATTTTAGCAGAAGGCAGAAATACTACCGACAGTTACAGAGAAGGAACATATAAGATTCAACAAACTTAAACATTAAGGAGCAGATAATGTTAAAAAAACCAATAAAAGCCTTAAAAGGTAAAAATATAGCTATTGTGGCTATGGGAGAAAGTCAATTAGATTTTCATATAGCAAGAACACACAGTCAAGAATTTGATGAAGTATGGGCTATTAATGCAATGGCGGGAATTATTCCCAATCCAGATAGGGTGTTTGCAATGGACCCAATGAGCAGATTTTTTGATACTGAAGATGCTGGTGGTCAAACAACTTTAATGAGAAAAACATTATCTACAATTAATTGTCCTGTTTATTCCGTTGAATTAGATAAAAGAACACCTTCTGTAGAGTTATACCCAATAGAAGCTATTATTCAAGACACAGATTGTGGTTATTTAAATAATACAGTAGCTTATGCAATAGCTTTTGGATATTGGAATCAAGTTGGTTCTATAAGCATGTTTGGAGCTGATTTTACTTATAAAAAATTAGTTTATTTTGCTGAAATGGGAAGAGCGTGTTGTGAATTTTGGTTAGCAAAATGTATGGAACAAAAAATAGAAGTATCAATAGCATTGAGGTCTAACTTATTAGATGCTAATGTAGAAATTAAAGATAAACTGTATGGTTATCATCGTTTACAAGACCCTGTAGTTAGTTACGTTGAAAATAATAAAATGAAAGTTTGCAAATATTCAGAAGTAATAAAACAACAAATGGTTCCTTATGGAATTTCAGGACGAGAAGACCCAGAAACTAACTTTAATGATTTAGTAGAACCAAATAAACCATAATGAATACAGACCCATTTGAAAGTTCTTTAGGAAATTTAGGCGTTATAACAACAAACAATAGAGGACATACGGTTGAAGAAGTAGCTGCTATGGCAACTGAAAGATTAGTATCTATAAGCGATACAGCACCAGAACCTATAAAAGAACAAGCTCATTTATTTAAAGATGCTACACAAAAAGTAATTTCTTATTATATGAATGAAGCTGTAAAAAATCATATTTGTACAATATGCAATCAATTAGAACAACAAGGTCATAAAGACCTAGCAAATATTATAAGGAGACTATAATGGCAATAACACAAGCAATGTGTACTTCATTTAAAAAAGAACTTTTAGAGGGTGTGCATAATTTTAAAAACTCTGGTGGTAATACATTCAGATTAGCACTATATACAAGTAGTGCTACTATGACAGCAGCTACTACTGCATATTCAACTGCTCAAGAAGCTAGTGGAACTAACTATACGGCTAAAGGTGATTCTTTAACTAGAGTAGACCCTACTACTTCAGGTACAACTGCATTTACAGACTTTGCTGATTTAACTTTTGGCACAGCAACTATAACTGCAAGAGGTTGTATGATCTTTAATGATTCAGCTTCAGGCGATCCAGCAGTAGCAGTATTTGATTTTGGTGCAGATAAAACATCTACAGCAGGATCATTTACAATTACGTTTCCAACTGCTGATGCAAGTAATGCTGTTATTAGAATAGCTTAACAAAGTAATTTAATATGGCAGTCGGGTGGGGTAGAAGTACATGGGGTGCTGGTCCGTGGGGGCAACCTCATAGAGTTGATATATCTGTAGCCCTTACAGGGCTTGCAGGAACTTCTGCATTAGGTACTGAAACTGTAACGGGAATTGCTAATGTTTATCCTACTACTGTAGTTGGAACTACTGCATTAGGAAATGAGTCTGTTTCTGGTGATGCGAATGTAACAGAAACTGGTTTAGCAGGAACAGGTGCAGTTGGTACTATAATAGCTGCTGGATTTGCAATAACTGGTGTTTCAGGTAGTGCATCTACTGTAGCTTTAGGTGATGAAACAGTTACTGGGGATGCTAATGTTTATCCTACAAATGTAGTAGGAACAACAGCTTTAGGCAGTATAAGCCTAGTAACTGTAAATATAATTGCAGTTACAATGGATGCAGCGACAAGTGCATTAGGTGCTGAAACTGTAACAGGTGATGCTAATGCTTATCCAACTACAGTTACAGGAACAGGTGCAATAAGTGGATTAAATGTTTGGGGAGAAATAATTCCTAATCAAACACCTAATTATTCAACAATTTCTACAACTCAAACTCCTGATTGGAGTGAAGTTGCATAATAATATATAATTTTTTACAAGAGGAAAATAAATGGCTAGTACATACGTTAATAATCTAAGACTCAACGAAATGGCTACTGGTGACGGTAGTGGAAGTTGGGGCACAACAACAAATACAAATTTAACGCTTATCGGAGAAGCATTCGGGTACGCAACTGTAGCAGTTGCTAATGCTTCAACAGCTACATTGACTATTCCCAATGGAACAGAAACGGATAGTGAGCCAAGAAGAATGTATCTTAAACTCACTGGCGGTGGGCAAGCGTGCACCGTTACACTAGCACCTAATACAGCGTCTAAAGTTTGGATAATAGATAATGTTACAAGTTATACACTTACCTTTACGCAAGGCAGTGGAGCTAACGTAGCAATCCTAGCAGGTGAAACAAAAATGATTGCCACAGACGGAGCTGGTTCTGGTGCTGTTGTCTATGACGTATTAACGGATGTAAACTTAGCAGGTACAACTAAAACCGCAGCATTAACGAATGCTGGTGCGTTATCCAACCAAGGAACAGTAACAGTCGGAGTAGACGATACAGGTTACGATGTTAAGCTATTTGGTGCTACTTCGGGAGCGTACATGCTTTGGGATGAGAGTGCTGATGATTTAAAATTAGTTGGTGCTGCTGGACTTACAGTTGCAGGAAACATTGATATAGATGGTACAGCTAACCTAGACATAGTAGATATAGATGGTGCTGTGGATATGGCATCTACGTTACAAGTAGATGGTGCAGCTACATTTGACAGTACAATCAACACAGTAGGCATAACAGGTCCTAAAACAAACTTCGTAGGCAGTATGCTTATAAGTAACGATGCTGGTACAGGCACGTTAAACGCAGCTTCTAACAACACAGGATTTGGTAACGAAGTATTTGATGATCTTACAAGCGGTGATGCTAATACAGGTGTAGGCGCACAAGCTCTTACAAAACTTACAACAGGTGGAGATAACACCGCAGTTGGTCAAGGAGCGTTAGACGCTAACACAACGGCAGATTACAACACCGCAGTAGGCGCAAACGCTGGCGGCGCGCTAACTACTGGAGCAGCTAACACGGCTGTTGGTAACGATGCTTTAGAAACTGCAACAACTGGAGCAGCTAACACAGCAATCGGTGCTTATGCTTTGAGAGTAAACACAGCAGACAACAACACAGCAGTTGGTAATCAAGCTATGATTGCAAACACCACGGGGGCAGGTAACGTAGCAGTTGGTAAAGACGCTTTAGACAGTAATACTACGGCTTCTAGTAACACAGCCGTAGGCACGGATGCAATGCAAGCCAATACCACGGGAGCAGATAACACGGCTATGGGTACTGAAGTTATGGTTGCTAATACCACTGGTAGCAACAACGTAGCAATCGGTAACGCTACATTAGATGCTAATACCACAGGAGCAGAAAACACAGCATTAGGTAGAGCTGCATTAGGTGCTAATACAACGGCAAGTTACAACGTAGCAGTCGGTATGCAAGCTCTGTTAGCTAATACCACAGGGGCAGAAAATACGGGTGTTGGCTATAGAGCACTTGTAGCAAACACAACTGGAACTAAAAATGTTGCATTGGGTTCTTCGTCTTTAGATGAATGTACTACAGGAGATTTTAACACAGCCGTTGGAACTTCAGCTTTAACATCAGTTACAACATCAGACAGTAACACAGCTTTTGGGTATTCCGCAGGACAAGAAATTACCACAGGAACTCTTAACGTGGCAGTCGGTACAAGTGCTTTAGCAGCAACTACAACAGCTAATTCAAACACAGCCATAGGAGATATTGCTCTTACTACAAATACTACAGGGGCAGCAAACGTAGCAGTAGGAAGAAATGCTCTTGGTGCAAATACGACTGCTTCAAATAACGTGGCAGTTGGACATGGTGCAGCAGAATCTAACACCACAGGTACACAAAACACCGCAGTTGGTTATGCTGCTTTAGACGCTAATACGACAGCTTCTTACAACACAGCCTTTGGCTATAATGCTGTGGGTGCTAATATAACTGGTGTTCAAAATGTGGGTGTGGGGGTAGATGCTTTACTATTAACCACAGGTTCAAGAAATACAGGACTTGGTTCTTACACATTGCAAGCAAATACTTCAGCAAACGACAATACAGCAGTAGGAAATCAGGCGATGTATGCAAACACCACAGGTGCTGACAACACAGCCGTAGGTGCTAATGCTTTAGACGCTAACACAACGGGCATAGATAACGTAGCAGTTGGCAAATCAGCTTTAGGAGTAAGTACGACAGGTCAAAGGAATGCTGCGTTGGGTACTCTGTCTTTAGACGCATGTACTACTGGTTCAAACAATGTTGGTGTAGGGTACGAAAGCTTATCAGCAAACACCACAGGGGCAAGCAACGTAGCCGTTGGTTATTTAGCTTTATGGAAGAATACCACAGCAGCAAACAACACAGCAGTAGGCAACAGTGCAGGACAAGAAATTACAACAGGTGCATCAAACACAGCAGTAGGTAAAAGTGCTTCACCAGCCCTCACCACAGGAGCAGAAAATACATGCATAGGCTCAAGCACTGCGGAAGGACTTACTTCTGGTGGTAATAATATTTGTATAGGTTTAGGTGCAGGGAATTCTGGTAATCCCGGTGGCTTACTACAAACAACTGACAATCGAATAGTTTTGGGTAATGCGTCATCAGCAAATGCACATATACAGATTGATTGGACAGTAGCTTCTGATAAACGTGATAAAACAGATGTAACTCCACTAGACATGGGATTAGGTTTTATTAACAAACTAGAACCTGTCACTTATAAATGGGATAAACGTGCTAAGTACGAAGAAGGAAATACTCCTGACGGAACGCACAAAGAAGATTGGTTAGACGTAGGTTTTTTAGCACAAGACGTTGAAGAACTAGAAGCAGAGTTCGGTCACAAGATAGATGATGAAACTAACTTAACAACATACATGAGCGAAGATACAGATTCTTATGGTCTTACTTATGCTAAGTTTATACCTATGTTAGTTAAATCAATTCAAGAACTTTCAACCCAAGTGGAAACACTTAAAACAGAAGTGGCAACACTTAAAGGAGAATAAAATGGCTCAAACAGTAGCAGAAGTATTAACAGCAGCAACCGATAGCGTCACGCTTATCAACGCTGTAAATGGCGGTTCACAGGATGTGACAGGCATGACTCAAGCAGAAATAAACGAGATGGTACAGCGTAATGTTGACCACCTTGAGGTTATCTTAGCTTACGCACCAGATGCATCAGACGCTAGTGACGATACCCCAGATGTAGCAGGAGACTCATCAGATAAGTCTAGCTATACAGGTGCAATTACAACTGGCAAAGCGTATATCGCAGCTAATTAATGGCTAAAGATAAAGTAGAAGCTAAAGAAGTTGAGTTGTCAGAAAAACAACAATACATACAGTTGCAATTAACCGATCTTGCAAACAAAGAGAAAAATCTGATGTTTCAATTAGATCAAGTAAAAGCATCTCAACAAGTTTTTAACCAGGCTTTTATAAATGCTTCTAAAGAAGTAGCTGAAGAAGTCTTAAAAGAAGAGGAGTAAGATATGGATATATTAATACCAGTAGGAATAGTAATTGTAGTAATTGGTTACGCAATAAAAAAATTAAAGCCAGAGCTTTGGAAAAAAGCAATGTCAAGGTTTAAAAAGTAAGATGAATTGGTTTAAAAAATTTATTAAGTTTATAACACCTCCCTCTCTTACAGAGGAAGTTGTTGTTAGAGCTAGGACTAAAAAAGGTCGTTACATTGCTGATGATCCAACAACTATACAAAACGAAGCATATAAAAAAGTTTTAAGAAAAAAATCTAT